CCTGTAGCACTTCATCTAACACATCCCGAATAATCAACTCAGCGAATTTTTGTGTATCAAAGTGTAACTGCCCATCCACTAGAGTGCCGTCAATCCGATGACTCCAGCATTGTTGTTCTAGTGCTTTAATTCGTTCGTTCATTCTTCAACTCCGAAATGTTCTTTAATCATTTCTCCAGCATCAAACATACCGTCTTCCCAACCCACTTGGTAATCAGTGCTTTTGCCCCGACGCAATTCCTGAGTAAGAACGGTATATCTCAACTGTTCAACATATTCTTTCACAATCAACTCAGCGAATTTTTCTACGGTATATTCCCACTTGTATCTTTCCTTGCCTAGACCATATACATCTAAGTTGGATTCTCTAACAAGTTTTTTAATTCGTTCGTTCATTTTCTTCCCATGGAATCATCATCATCCACTAGAGTAGTGGTCATAATTGCCACCATACCAGCGATAACAAAAATTGCTCCGACGATGCACAGTATAAAGATTGCAGTTTCCATAGGTTTAGTCCTTTATTAAAATCCAGATTGCCACACCAATAAAAATACCCAGTAATAGTCCCAATGAGAATAACATTATTTTTGCGCCCTATACTTTAGTTGACGATGCAGGTATCGAAATACATAAGTCCAATAGTCTTTTGCCCACTGAGACCTAGCAGAATTCAGTACCTTCTCCACTCTCTCCATACGCACCATTATTGACTGAATATCATTCAATTGGGAATGGCCATGTGATTTCACGACGAATTTCCTTTACACGATCTTCCAGCACAGAGATTGCAGTATTGTAGTGACCAGTGCCTTCCATATCTGGATTGAATCGAGTTCTCAGGACTGCGATTTCTCTCTCCAGTATATCGATGTACTCTTCTTTATCTTTCCAAACTCTTACTTCACCCATGTTGTACTCCGTAGTTACTTTGTTGGTGGTTTGTCCACCTGATATGCTGATTTTCTTTGTTTATCGATAACCATTCTATTACAGGTCATTCTGTACTCATAGCTTTTTATCTTATCACAGAATGCTGCACTTCCACTATACGACGCCATACAATAGTTTTTCTTGTCAAGATTGGTAATTTTGGTGCAACTATTGAGATCTGCATAAGCAGATATTGGAAATAGCATCAACATTAATATTGTGATATCCTCACCCATTGGTAACATTGTCTACTCCTAATGCGTTAATCATCTTTTGCTTTACACGCAGATTCGGTTCACGAAAACGATCTGTGGGTGTGAATCCCATCATCTTTGCAACTTCCACTACTGCACCAGAACGACAGATGCCAGCAAAGCAGTGCACCACCACGTTCATATGTTGAACCAACGCATGACGCAAGAGTGCAACTATCTGCTCTGCCTGCTCATCGCTAATCTTTGCTTCATCTGGAAAACCATCTTCGTCCTCAGCATCCAAGAATTCAAACTCGTGAATCTCTTTGAATGTGTGGTGCTTCTTTGGCTTCCAACCAGCTGGATCAGTAATGCTAATCAGCATGGAGTTCTCACCACAGTCATAGTGATAACCAGTGCTAACATCCGATGCAGCGCAATTCTCAATCCATCGTGTCGTCATCATGCACTCACAAAGCCAATATTTGTCAACTCTTCCATGTCAACATAGTCCATACCAATTACTTGAAGAAATTTCTCCAAGCACTCTGCTCCATTGTCGCAGTCGTATTCCATACCGCAATCATCAGTGCCCCAAACACAGGTACGCCATGTTCCATCACCGATCATACCATTAAACACGACTGAAACAAACATCTGTTCAACTGATCCTGGACCAGTTGAGCTTGGCCAATCTCCAACAATATAAGAACCACACCAGTCATCGTTTGTGGGTTTTAAGACTTCAAGTCGTTTATTCATCATCCAAACTCGCTATAAATTTCTTGTTCAATTTCCATGTTGTAGCAGTCGCAAACTTCATGGGCTTCATTTCGTTCGCTCTCTTTGAATCGAGCAACTGCAGTACCAGCACGCACACCATTGACAGGTACATCCCAGCGAACAACTTCCCACACATACAACTTCTCATGCCATTCAACTGTATACATAATTATACCTCTGTGATATCGTTAACACCCATGGCGTCTTCATAAATCTCAAACAGATCTATATCAGACAATTCTTCCACTTCGTCTTCAGTGATACCATAGTCACGAATCAGTGACTGATTATCACATTCAAACAGGATACGTTCAACCAGCAATTCACGTAGAGTCATTTTATACTTTCGAGAGTTGGATGTCAAATTTATGTTGTTGCATTTTGTGGTCGTAGTATCGAACAGTGGTTCCGAAACCAGCATGCTTTCCCATGCATTCGAGCACGTATGACAGTGCATCATTTTGCAGTGAGAAGTCACCGACACGACGTTGTTTGATTGCAGTGGATGTGGTGTAAAAACTAACACCATTCACGATGGCACGAATTTTCATACAGTCTCCTTTGCATCCATCATTTCAGACAGGATAAACTTTGCGATGTTGATGTTTTTGCGAGCCTGATCGGTTGCTTGAGCATTACCGAAAGACATCAATTCTTGAGCATCAGAGAGAACACCCATCGCAACCATTTCCAGACCACTCAGGCGAGCAGTGATGGAATTCATATACTGTTCACGGATATCATCAGTAGAGATACCGTAGCATTTTGATTCGAATTCAGTCATTTCGTTACCTTTCATTTATCGTTCACAATAATAGAATCTTACAGTAAACAGGTAACTAAGACAACACCTTTCTGGAGGCTTGTAAGTTGTTGATTTTACACGGGAAAATAACCCTACTGGTCGTGGGGTTTCTTCACTTCCACAGCCCAATTCCCCACGATCCAGTCATCGATACAGTTGGCATGGGTGGTTTCAGCGTATCCCTCACCAAATTTCTCGTCCATCTTACCTTTCCAGTATGGCCAATACTCACGTATGATTCGTTCTTCTGACCAAATTTCCACTACATCGTATGGTTCAGCTGGATATGATATTTCGTACCACTTTATCATCAATTTCTTTCTGTATATTCTGCTATCAAGTATGCAATTTCATCGTGCAGTTCTTGGATAGTTCGGCTTGTGTTGTATGGTTTGTATGTTACAGAGATTGGTGAAGGTATAACTTGTTTGTATAGATCTTTAATCACATCTGTGTTGGTGGTGCGAGTGAGTATTGCATCCAATATCTCCACTATGTCTTTTCGTTTACGCCATGAGCCAATGAACACGCCATGAATATCTTTGTGTCCATATAGCGTCTCTGGACTCGACACATACACATAATGCTTATCAAGTACTTTATCACGAATATAATAACTGAACTCAACGAAAGTCCCAGCAATAACGAATATCTTCACAACAATTCCATGTTTCTTTTGTTCTTCTCAATCTCATCCTTCAAGAGCAGCTTCTCTTTCTTCAGTACATGCGAAATGTACTCTGGTAGAAATTCTTTCTGTAATCGTCTATCAAGTTCTTCATGTTTATGTTCAAGTGCAGCCACATGGTGTTCTAACTTTTCTCTTGTTAACATTGGATCTCCTTATACGATTTTGTTTGCCACTCTAAGAATCTTTACCTGATCGTCTGGTGCTAAGTATGCTCTCACTGATACCTGTCTACTTAATGTGTTTGGATCGTCTTGGTATGTGAATTCAACCAGTCTATTCTCTAACATATAGTCAGCCATTTGATGGATCAATTGAGATTTAAATTTTTGTGTTGTTTCAGCATCTCCATTCTCAATCATCTCACGAAATGTCTCTGATATGGTAACCTTACCAACAACCATCTTTCCACCGATTACATAATCATATGTCTGAAATGTAAAATCATCTATAGCATCCATATATGCCGTAGAATAATTCCTTCCTGTGATTGCCATATCATTCCTTCACATCAGAGCAGTAAGCATTCCACTTACCTTTAAATTCATTCATTAGTTCATCTGGAACACCGAAGATGATTCCAGTCTTGTGTACTGTGTATTGTAGTTTGTTTTGTAGTATCCAGTTGATCACATGCTCGAACATATCATTAGTCGAGAACACGCAGAACTGTTTCATTTTTGTTTGATATTGAATGCCATTGAAATTCTTGGTTCGTTGGTTCCGCTAGTATCTACACTATGTGGAAGCCATGCAGGGAATAAGATTAATCGTTTCTCAACTGGTGCATATGCGATTGTTGATGAATTGAGTAATGTAAGACGATGTGTTTTATGTGATGCGAGAATATAAGTGTCTTTATGTTCACGATGAAATGTTAAAAATCCTGGAGATTTTCCTAAAGACAGATAAAATACACCAGACAATATTGAGTTATCATGTATGTGTGGAAGATTAACAGAGTTTTCATTATTTACATTAAACCAAAAATTAGTAACATGGATATCTGTATTATATCCCATCTGACTTAATAATTCAATTGAGTTTTGTAAGATATATTTTTCTAATTCTTCTAGCTCTTTATTTGTGTCTGAATATATATCAGCAGATTGCCAACCGTTGCGATTGGATATGATACGACCATTTGGATCTGCATCTCTTAGTTCTCTACATAAATTTAATATTGGTGTTGTGTCCATTTCTGGATAATCTTTAACCCATATAGGTGTAGCAAATAGATCGTGTCTCATTTACCGTCGTCCATCATCTTCATAACCACACCATAAAGATCGTCTGCTATTCTTTTTATATCATGTGCTTTATTTGAATCACGCTCAGCCATTGCCATATTACGCAGTCGCTCGATGATATCTATCAATTCTGCTTCCATACTTAAACTTTCTTGTTCACTGTCGGTTTAATCTCTGTTGATATTTCTAATTCTGGTTCAACTTTCTCTAATAGAGGATCAGTCGCACGTGGATAATATGGATCATGGAATCTCATGACCAATACTGGCTTCCAGAATCTGCTGAATAGATTATTGAGTATGATGACCAATATTGCTAGTACCAGTATGCCGACACTCAATAATATTGATGCTCCCAAGAATGTTGCTGCTTGTGCCATGTCCATGTGTTTCCTTAAATTAACTCTAAAAACTTATCTATGTCGCACTCTCCCATACATATCGCAATGGGTTGATTACATAATCTACATGTTAGTCTAACTGGTTCAATGTACTTCCCTTTGAGCCAATCACTTCTTTTAATTACTCTTACCTGTTTATCTATAAACTGTGGAGCAGTGAGTGATAGTAAATCAGACCATGATTCTATAAAGAGAGTTACATCCCATTTATCAGATTCTATGCGTCTACCATTATGGTAAACTACCACATCTGCTAAACGAGTTTCTTCGCCTTCAGTATGTGGTTGTTGTATCATTTTAGTGCTCTTTGTCTTACCTGTTCCACTAGTTTCTGAGCAATTATATCATCAATAGGGTTGGGAGTCAATTCATTTATTTCCTCACCGACCAATGGAATCTCTTCACCAACTTTGTGGAAGTTTAATTGTTGACCACCTTCGTTTGTTGCAGTTTCTGCACCATACTTTTGCATAATATCTGTGTATGCATCTCGTCCTTCAAGTTGTGCTAATTTTGCAGCCATTGCACATCTGAATACAAGACGTTGGGCGAATGCCTCTATGTCGAAGACAAGAGAGTGATATGCATGAGCATGCTCTCTGTCTCGTTGGGATTGATCATATAGTTGTTTAATATTTTCTTGCATAACGAACTCCAAAATAAGATGGACTTCCGAAGAAGTCCATCTACTTATAATAAAAATTTATGTCATTTATTAGACAAGAGGTTGTCCAGATGCTGCTTTGTTTCTATTTGGTTTGTTATATGGAACACCAATGTTCTTTGGATAACGAACAATAACAATACCAGAACCACCAAGACCAATTTCAGCACCAGTTACACCTGCTGCACCAGTAGCACCAGCACCTCCACCACCAGTATTTGCAACACCATCGTTAGTTGTTGCGGATTGTTGATTAGCGTCTTTAGAAGAAGCACCGCCACCAAGTCCACCAACATTTCCTATGTCCAATGTTCCATGACAGCCACCAGCACCACCGCCACCGTAGTAAGTTTCAGTGTCGCTAAT